CAGAGGAACGAAAGATGTATTTGACACAATTGAAAACGACAGCAGGGAACTCGATTCGCTCGACGATCCTAGCGGCGATATCAATCCTAATAATTAGTGGTTGTTCATCATTTGGTGGAACTAAACCAATAACAGTTAGTTCTAAACCAATTGATATACAAATCATTCAACCACAAATGCCTAGAGGCATTGATTTAGAAGATATTAAATGGCATGTAGTATCAACAGCACCAATTGCAAATCCATGTGTAAAGGATGCTGAATCAGGTAAAAGAGAAAAAAATGAAGATGGTTCATGTAAGAACGGTAAAGAAAATCCTGATTGGCCAGAAGGTTATTCATATCTAGATAGATTCCTTGAGGAAAATGCAGAACAAAACAATGGCGATATAGTTTTCATGGCTATATCTATTGGCGACTATGAAATAATGAGTGGTAATATGCAAGAGCTTCGTAGATATATTAGAGAAGTTCAAGAGGTAGTTGTATATTATAGGAATGTCACTATAAACGACAAACCTGCAGTAGGTGCCAAAGTTCAATTAAAAGACTAAAATAACAGTTTACAAATCGACTGATTTGTGATATAATATATAATATTATGAATGGAATTAATGGTATAACTGTCACTAAGCGAGACGGTTCAACACAATCGTTTAATCTCGATAAAGTACACAAAGTATTAGAGTGGGCTGTAGAAGGCATCACAAATGTTTCTATGTCTGAAATCGAGTTAAAAGCTAATATTCAATTGTACGATAAAATACCAGCTTATGATATACATGAGTTGTTAATTAAATCAGCAGCTGAATTAATATCAGAACATACACCTAACTATCAATTTGTAGCAGCCAGGCTTATATCATATAAAATGAGAAAAGAAGCTTATGGTCAATATAATCCACCAAGGCTATGTGAGATTATTCAAAGGAACGTTGACCTAGGTGTATACGATAAAGAGATATTAAATCTTTATACAATGAAAGAATTGGCTGAGTTAAATGATTATATCAAACACGATAGAGATGATAGTTTTACATACGCAGGAATGGAACAGTTCCGTGGAAAATATTTAGTCCAAGATAGAAGGACAAAACAAATATATGAAACACCACAAGTTTTATACATGATGATAGCCGCTACGTTGTTTAGTGCATATAAAGAAAATAGAATTAAATATGTCAAGGAGTATTATGATGCGATTAGTCAATTTTATATATCGCTACCTACGCCAATTATGGCAGGAGTTCGAACACCTACTAGACAGTTTTCGTCATGTGTACTTATTGAATCCGGAGATAGTTTGGATTCCATTAATGCTACTGCTACTAGCATTGTTCGTTATATAAGTAAGAAAGCTGGAATAGGAATAGGCTCAGGTTCTATAAGGGCAATAGGTGCTAAGATTGGAGATGGCTCTGTTGTACATACAGGGCTAATCCCGTTCTTAAAATACTTTCAATCGGCTGTCAAATCATGTTCTCAAGGTGGTGTTAGAGGTGGAGCTGCTACAGTATATCTACCTTTATGGCACTATGAGTTTGAGGACTTAGTAGTATTAAAAAATAATAAAGGTACTGAAGAAACAAGAGTACGTCACATGGATTATGCATTTCAATTTAATAAGTTGATGTATGAGAGATTATTAGAAGGTGGTAATATAACTTTCTTTGACCCTAATGATGTACCAGGTTTATATGATGCTTTCTTTGCAGACCAAGATAAATTCCAAGAACTATATGAGAAATATGAAAGGGCTACATCTATTCGTAAGAAAAGTTTACCAGCCATGGATGTATTTCAAATGTTCTTAACAGAAAGAAAAGATACTGGTAGAATATATCTTATGAACGTGGACCATGCAAATGACCATGGTGCGTTTGATGCAGATAAAGCACCTATAAGAATGAGTAATCTATGTTGTGAAATAGATTTACCAACAACTCCTTTGGATTCTTATGATGATGAAAACGGAGAGATTTCTTTATGTACTCTATCAGCAATAAATTGGGGACTAATAAATGAACCACATGAATTTGAAAAATATTGTAATCTTGCTGTTCGCGCTCTTGACGAGCTACTTGATTATCAATCGTATCCTATTCCCGCAGCAAGAAGAGGTACTGAGAATAGACGCCCCCTTGGAGTGGGAATCATCAACCTCGCATATTTCTTAGCAAAGAGAGATTTGAAGTATGATGAATCAGCATATAAAATTGTAGATGAATATGCTGAAGCATGGAGTTATTACTTAATTAAAGCATCAGCTGATTTAGCTGCAGAAAAAGGTGCGTGTTTATCATCAAATGAGACAAAATATGCCCGTGGAAAACTCCCAAATGATACATATAAAAGAGCGATAAATAATTTAATAAAGCATGAGGAACGATTACCTTGGAAAGCTTTGCGAGAGCAACTCATAGAAAACGGAATACGAAACTCAACTTTAATGGCATTAATGCCGGCTGAAACCAGCGCTCAGATTAGTAATAGTACTAATGGTATTGAACCTCCTAGAGCTTTAGTATCATACAAACAAAGTAAAGATGGTGTAATGGCACAGGTTGTACCAGGTGTATATCATCTAAAAAATAAGTACGATTTACTATGGGACCAAAAATCACCACAAGGTTATTTAGCCATTTGTGGAATATTACAAAAATATATAGACCAGGGAATCTCGGTCAATACATCTTATAATCCAGAACACTATGAGGATAATAAGATTCCAATGTCTGAGATGTTAACTGATTTAGTGACTGCTTATAAGTATGGATTAAAACAATTATATTACTTTAATACATACGATGGAGCCGGAGAAATAGAAGATGAGCCAATCCAAATCAACGAAACTACAGAGGGAATCGACGAAGAAGACTGCGAAGCCTGCGTCATCTGAAGATTGGTGTATGCTACCTGACATAGAAGATGTCGAAAAAATAGTAAATAGAGAATTAGAAAAACTGAAGGAGTTTGAAATTGCCAATTCTAAAAAAGAATAAACAATCACATTTAAAAAAGAATATGTTTTTTGATGAAGGTGTTGACATCGCAAGGTACGATCAAGTTAAATACCCACAAATCGAAAAGATAACAGAAAAACAATTAGGATTCTTCTGGAGACCGGAAGAAGTCGATGTGTCAAAAGACAAAAAGGATTTCCATGATTTATCGAAACACGAACAACATATATTCACGTCTAACCTCAAACGTCAAATACTACTGGACTCTGTTCAAGGTCGGGCCCCGAACCTTGCTTTCCTTCCTATCTGTTCGTTACCCGAGTTGGAGAATTGGATTGAAACATGGTCCTTTTTTGAAACGATCCATTCTCGTTCTTATACTCATATTATTAGGAATATATATCCGAACCCTAGTATAGTATTTGACCAAATGTTAGATATAAAAGAAATAGTTGAATGTGGCAACGATATTGCTGCTTATTACGATGATTTGATTACAAATAGTAATGGTCCTACAAATAGAAGAGACCATAAAAAATCGTTATGGATGTGTATGATGTCAGCGAATGCTCTAGAAGGTATTCGTTTTTACGTATCCTTTGCCTGCAGTTGGGCATTCGCTGAGCTTAAAAAGATGGAAGGTAACGCAAAGATTATTAAATTTATTGCGAGAGATGAGAATACTCATTTAGCCGGAACAACAACTTTACTCAAACTTATGAGAAGAGAAGATAAAGAGATGGAAAAAATAGCAAAGGATTCAGAAAAAGAATGTACTGAATTATTTGTAAAAGTTATAGAACAAGAAAAAGCATGGGCCGAGTATCTATTTAGAAATGGCTCAATGATTGGTTTGAATGAATCAATATTAAAAGATTACGTAGAATGGGTAGGTTCAAAAAGAATGAGAGCTGTTGGATTAGTATCTCCTTACTCAGTACCACAAGCTAATCCATTACCATGGACTGAAAAATGGATAGCAGGTGGAAACGTACAAGTCGCACCACAAGAAACTGAGATTAGTTCTTATGTTGTTGGTGGTGTTAAGAAGGATGTTGATAATAATACATTAAAGGGATTATCTTTATGAGATATCAACATCAACTACCTTTAAACTTAAACAAAACGGCCGATGCCACTCCTGAACAATTTGATGAGTGGCAAGAAAAGGAACTTAATCCTTGGGCTGAAAAACAACTAAGCATTGTTGCAATGATGTCCGTAGTACAAATTACTATGTTAGGACTTATGTTTGCAGTAATGGCTTTAAACCATTGGATATTTGAATGATAGAAATATACGGAAAACCACATTGTCCTTTTTGTGATAGAGCAAAAGCTTTATGCGAACAAAAGGGATTAGAATATACATATAAATCTTTAGGTACAGATTTTGGTAGAGAAGAAATGTTAGAAACATTTCCAGGTGCAAGAACCTTTCCACAAATTATTGTAGATGGCGATAAAATCGGTGGATATACTGAATTAGCAACATTGGTGAATAATCCAAAATGAAACTAGAATGCGAATACTGTTATAATTCTTTCGTCATAAGACCAGACGATAGAGATGTTAAAGTGAATTTTTGTCCGCATTGTGGAGAACCACAAAACGAAAACGACGATGAATTAGACTTTAACTATTATGATAATGATTAGCCCTTGGTACTATGAAGGAAGACCGTACGAACCTCCGAAAGATTTTAGTTCGGATGACTATTATGGGTTTGTTTACTGTATTACTAATCGTGGCACGAATAGAAAATATATTGGAAAAAAATTTTTCTGGTCCAAGAAAACCTTACCTATCACCAAAACCCGTAAACGTAGAAAACGATTATTAGTTGAATCAGATTGGAGAGATTACTTTGGTTCAAATAAACAATTAAATGAAGAAGTCGCAGTTCAAGGGAAAGATATCTATCATAGAGAAATACTTCATCTCTGTAAATCAAAAGGTGAATGCGCTTATTTGGAAGCTAAGGAACAATTCGATAGAGAAGTACTTGGCAGTGATGACTACTATAATGGTATTATTAATGTTAGGATTGGTGCAAATAGTGTAAAAAAACTGTTTACAAACGACTAAAACTGTGATATAATATACATACTATGGCAAAAATAATAAAATTTCCTACGCCGCATGAAAGGAAAATGAAAGAAACTGCAGATTTATTACAAGAATCTGAAGATGCAGTTTACGCGGCAAGTAACGAATGTGTTGAAATGACACAAGAGTTTTTATCTAACTTAGAACATCTAATACACGATGGTATAATCTCAGATTGGCCTGTATTTAAAAGTATGGAATTTAGGAATGAAGAATATCCTGAGTCAAGAGATGTATATGTTCTAGTAAATTTGTTTAACGCAATGTTAAATAGACACTTAGGTATTCCACACGAACTACATCGAGAGTTCGATAGGTTGTTTATTAAAATTAAAAAAACAGCTGAACAACACAAAGAGATAAGAGATAAAATGGAAGACATGGAAGTTTTCTTTGATGCCGATTTTGATTTTCCAGGAGATGACGATGATACTACTTGATTTTAACCAAATAGCTTTATCCAATATTTTTATTCAAAAATTAAACGATGAAAATATGATAAGGCACATGATACTTAACTCTATAAGAATGTATAACAAAAAGTATAGAGATGAATATGGTCAAATGGTTATATGCTGTGATGGTATGAATACATGGCGTAGAGATTATTTCCCTGAGTATAAAGCAAATAGAAAGAAACACAGAGATACTGATGATTCTCAAGATTGGGGAGAAGTATTTAGAGTATTAGATTTAGTACGTACTGAAATCAAAGAGTATCTACCATATAAAGTTATTCACATGGAAGGATGTGAAGCCGATGATATTATAGGAGCACTTACTTTAAAAACACAAGAGTTTGGACAAGACGAACCTATTATGATTATATCATCTGACAAAGATTTTATACAACTACAAAAGTTTAAGAACGTTAAACAGTTCTCACCTATGCAGAAAAAATTAGTAAAGGATAAGGATGGCAATCCAAGGACTTACTTATTTAATCATATTATGAGGGGTGATGCTGGGGATGGTATACCAAACGTTCTATCAGCTGATGATACATTTATCAGTGAAAAGAACCAATCACCATTAAGACAAACAAGGATTGATGATTGGTTAGAAAAGTCAGATAACCTCAGAGAGTGTATGGATGACAATACCTATAGGAATTATCAAAGGAATAAAAAGTTAATAGATTTAACCGAAATCCCTGAAGATATCGTACAAAACATTATAAATAATTTTATAGAACAACCAATCGCACCTCGTATGAAGGTTTTAAATTATTTAATTAAAAAGAGATGTAATCAATTGATTGAAGTCGTGGAGGAATTTTACAATGGCGAAACCGTTAATCTCAGAAGTTCTTAAGAAATGTGGAAAACTCAAATCTAAAAAAGAGAGAGTACAATTTTTAAGAGAGAACGATCACCCAGCAATAAGGGATGTCCTTAGAGTTGCATTTGACGATGATATTGTCAGTTTGCTACCTGAAGGTACACCACCTTACACAAGGGATGATGCACCAAAAGGCTATGAGTATCAAACTCTATATAGAGCCCATAGAAGATTTAAATACTTTTTCAAAGGACCTGTTGCTAATGAATTAAAAGCAGTTAGGAGAGAAAGTATGTTTATAAGTTTAATAGAGTCATTACACGCAGAAGATGCGGATATGCTCTGTTTAGCTAAAGATAAAAAGCTAAAAATAACCGGCATTACTAAAAAACTAGTTAGTGATGCTTTTCCAAACTTAATAATAAAATAGGAGGCATGCCTATAGATAATCCCTTTGTTATGATTTATTAACAATCAAAAGATAAAGGAGGTGGTTTACAAATCTATAAAACTGTGATATAATATATACTATGAATATTTTTATACTTGACCGTGACCCAGTTAAAGCTGCTCAACAACAATGCGATAAACATGTAGTTAAAATGATTGTTGAGTCAGGACAAATGTTATCCACGACCCATCGAATGATTGATGGGTCGATGGAACGTCGATTATCCAAATCAGGCAAAGTAAGAGTTCAATACTGGAAATTACCAGATGAAAGGGAAGATATACTTTATAAAGCCTGTCATTTCAATCATCCAAGCACCGTTTGGACAAGAGAAAGTTTAGAAAATTATCAATGGCACTATAATCATTTTATTGCCCTTTGTGATGAGTATAAATACAGATACAATAGAACACATATGACCGATACTAAACTCAGGGAAGCTTTATCTAAAGCACCTAATAAAATACCTACAAATGTAGGACCAACAGAGTTTAAGTTAGCTATGAAGAGTAATCCAGAATGTATATTGGAATGTCCTATAGATTCATATAGAGCGTTCTATCAAACAAAACAAGATAGGTTCAATATGGTTTGGACCAATAGAAAAGTACCGGAGTGGTTTCAATATGCCAACGTATGAATTTAAAAATACTGAAACAGATGAAGTGTTTGAAAAAATGATGTCATATGACAGTAAGAAAAAATACTTAGAAGAAAATCCACACATACAAAGTCACTATTCAAAAGTAAATATAGATTTTGATGGAGGTAAAAGCGTACTAAATAGAGCCGGTGATGGTTGGAAAGAAGTACAAAGTAGAATTAAAAGTGGTTTACCACCTAGACTGAGAGATAATATTAAAAGTAAGTAATGGGTAAACTAAGGCAATGGTTCTTTAGGTGGTTTGATAGACAAATCGAGAAATCATTTCAAAGACAAGCCAATAAATTATTTATGAAGGGGAAAAAACATGCCAATGAGAACTAGTGATTTATACGTCGATGGAGGTATAAGATTTGAACAAGATTTAGTTGATATAGGATATACTGATTTAGAATGCGAAACAAAAGAAACCGGTAGAAATTATTTAGACCCTGAAGGAAATGCTTATCCATCAATTACAACTGTATTAAAAATATTAAGTGAGGAAGGTATTGCAGCTTGGAGAGCAAGAGTTGGAGAAGAAGAAGCTAATAGAGTATCAAGGATAGCTTCAACACGTGGAACTCAAGTACACAATATATTAGAGAACTATGTTAGTAATAAACCATATTTAGAAGGTGAACTACCACATAACATACAAACATTTAAAGATATACAACCAATCATAGATGCAAATCTAGAGAAAGTGCATGCAATGGAAGTACCTTTATATTCAACACATTTAGGTATTGCAGGAAGAGTTGATTTAGTTGGCCAATGGAATGGTAAAGAATCAATCATCGACTGGAAAACTTCTAGGAAACTCAAGAAAGAAGAATGGGTTTCTGGATATTATATGCAAGCGGCCGCGTACGCAATCATGTGGGAAGAGAGAACTGGTCGCCCCATAAAACAATTAGTGGTTGCTATTGCCGGTGATGAAGGTCCTCAAATATTTATTGGAGACCGAGATGACTGGACCGATAAATTAAAAGAAACTATACACGAATATAAACGTAGGCAGATGTGGCCTAATCAGAGGAAGTAAAATGTCAGATACACATTTTTTATTAAAAGCTTTGATTGATAAATTAGAAGGTGAAATTGAAGTTGCAAAAGCTAATATATTAGTTTATCAACGCAGTTCAGTTGGAATTGGTGAGCATATTGATATTGTAGAAACTATTGAGAAAGAAGTAGTTAAGATAGCAGATGCACATGATAAAATCGAAGCAATCAAGAAATACTTAATTTAATAAATAGATTAAACCGTTTACAAATACACAGAAATGTGTTATAATAGTCTATTATGGATAAGTTTTCGAAATATTTAGAAGAAGGTACTAAAGGCCTTACTATATTTGACATAGATGATACTATGTTTACTACGAAGGCTCGTGTTCTAGTAAAGAATACAAAAGGTGGAAAACCTATACCTTTAACACCTCAAATGTTCAATAAATATAAATTGAAAAAGGGTGAGTATTTCGATTATGGTGAGTTTAAATCATCTAAAATATTTTACCAAACAGCTATACCAATTGGTAAGATGATTGCAAAAGCAAAAGCAATTATAAGAAATGCTACAAAAGCAGGTAGTAAAGTTATAATCGTTACGGCAAGAGCTGATATGGATGATAGAGATTTATTCATACGTACGTTTGAGGAACATGGTATACCAATGGATAACGTATATGTTGAGAGAGCTGGTAATATGTCAAATAAATCCAGTGCTGCTGCAAAACAAATAATATTTAGAAAATATTTACAAACTGACAGATATGCACGTATTAGATTATTTGATGACCACATGGAAAATTTAACTGCTCTACTAGATTTAAAAAGAGAGTTTCCTAACGTAAGTTTTGAAGCTTATTTAGTAGATAAAAAGGGAAAGGTGAAAAAAATATAATGCCAATAAAATTAGGAAAATCACATAAAACAGTTGATAGGGCTACAAAGAAAGTTTATACTGTGCATCCTTATATAAAAAATTTTAGTAAGACTGAATTGATAGAGAAATATAATAGTAATAGTACAAGGCCTAGAGATAAGCAAAAGATAAAGAACGAATTAGTTCGTAGAGGTGGAGTTGTATTTAGTGGTTGATGTAATCATAACAGTATCATTATTAACAGCTTGTTTTTTAGGAATTGCATTTATATGGTACGATAGTTATATAAAATGAGATGGTCAGGTAAAACATTACACGTAGGAGTAAGAAAATCTTCATCACAAGGTGTGGGTGGAAGAGGTAGAGGTGTTAAGTGCGCTACATCTACAATGAATAAATCAAAGAAGAGGTCTTATAAGAAATATCGTGGACAAGGACGCTGAGGAAAGATTTAAATATTCAGTATATGCTAATATTGTACAGGCGTGTATAATTATATTTCTATTAATGACATGAAAAATAAAAACGATATAACTGGTGATATTATTAAAACCAAAACTGGTGGTCAGCAAGCATATGCTGATAACTGGGATAAAATATTTGGTAAGAAAAAACCTGAGATAAAAGCACGTAAGAACCAACCAAAACATTCAATTACACAAATTCATAAAGATAAGTCAAAACGAATACCTAGACAGTATAAATATAAAAATATAGAGGAATAAATATGTCAGACAATTTATTAGATTTTGATTTTGGATTTACTGCTGTAGATGAAAATGAGTTAGAGGCTGTACAAAAAGCAACTACGAAAGTAGAATCTACATCATCAAAAGCAGAAGACTTAGAAGAAAAACTCAATAAGTTATATAATGCTATATTACCCTTACTATCAAATTTAAAGAAAAACCCAGAAAAAGAATATATTCTTTGGCCAAACCGTACAGAAAAAATTGAAGAGTTCGAAGACCATATATCAGCAATAATTAAATAACATGGCAGTTAAATCATCAGGAAATCCATTAGCACTATCCGGTTCTAGAATAAAAGGAACCGATGCTACTACTACAGCTGGTGGAATAGATATAACAGGAAACGATATTGCCGAAGAGTTTGGACATAAAGGTTCTGACCAAACAGTTGCCGGTACCGACATTAAATTAGGAGATTATATTCGAGGAGATTTAGTTCCTGATGTTACTCAAAATAGTGCTATCAAAGCATCAAAAACATCTGGTTCTCATTTACAAATGTCAAACTACTACGAAGGTGTAGATACATTTATGGATAGTAGTTTTAGTACACCATATTGGACCACTTTGTTAAGTCACAATGCTACTTCAGGGTTTCCGGAAGCTTGGTGTTATATGCAATTTTTAGTTTCACCCCCTACTAATCAAATTCGAGTAGATTATGCGCATGGAACATCAGCTGCACCAGGAACTTATCGTACTGTTTATGTCGACTATTCTGGACTCTCAGCTTTTCAAGTGAGATACAACGCAACATCACAATCAAGACAGTTTGATTCTGCAGGAAATTGTTATCAAGGAGCGTATGGAGCATTACCAGTACAAGATGGTTATAACGCAGGTACATATTACAGTTTAAATAGTCCAATATTTTTTGGATGGATGGCAAAAGCAAATCCAAATCCTGGATGTGATGGAAATGCAAGAACATCAGCATTTCTAGGTACTGCAGGTGGTTTGTCAGCATTTCAAATTCAAGGAGCACCAACAGCTACAGATTTAACGAATGGAACCAACGTATTTACAAGTAATTGGGGTGGTGTTAGTGGTATACCTAATCTACCAGGGTATAATAATATGCAGGATATAACCTTGATAGCTTCTCATAGCCCATACGCTATAGCAATTTAACCGAGGAAATTATATAACTAGACATTTTGAACAGAACCTTTTTAACATGTATAAGTCTAATAGGAGTAATTATGTTTTTTAAAAAAGACAGTAACGATATTGATATCGAACAATTAAAAGAAACTTTGAAAGTAGATGAAGGCGTGGTATATGAAATATATCATGACCATCTAGGTTATCCAACATTTGGTATAGGTCATTTAGTTTTAGAAGATGACCCCGAATGTGGGTGGGAAGTCGGAGAAGTAGTATCCGAGGAGAGAGTTAACGAATGTTTTGAAAAAGACGTTCAAACTGTTATCGAAGACTGCAAAAAATTACATGATGGTTGGGATGGTTATCCACAAGAAGTGAAACAAATCATCGCAAACATGATGTTTAATATGGGACTCACGCGCTTGAGCAAGTTTAAACGCCACAACGCAGCGCTGCAAAGTGGTGACTGGAAGGAGGCTGCCGTAGAAGGTAGAGATTCAAGATGGTACAAACAAGTTACGAACCGCGCCGAGAGGTTGATGTCGAGATTAGAAACGGTTTAAGATATTTCGAAAATTCTAATCCACAAGAACATAAAGGTTGGTATTGGTGTTATGAAAAACAGGGATTCTTTAGATACTCTGATTGGAATAAACCAAAATCTGACTTTTATAAATAATATATAATTAAAATAATGGAGGAATTATGTTTAATTGGTTAAAGAAATTATTCGTTGGTGAAGAAAAACCAGCATCAGGTGTCAGAGCTAGAAATGCTAAAGGACATTTTGTAAAAGATGACCCTAATACACCTGACGTGAATGAAGCTTATGCAGATGGTAAAACACCAAAGCGTAAACCAAGAAGAAAGCCTGCCGCTAAAAAAGCTCCTGCTAAAAAAGCACCAGCTAAAAAAAGAGGCAGACCACGTAAAGTAAATAAATAGGTAAAATAAAATGGCAAGTACAATTAAATTATTAGGACCTGAGGTCAATTTAGGGTCAGCTACAAATGTAAGTTTTGCAAAAGTTGTAAGAGTATTAAATAATAAAACATCAGTACAACTTATTACTCGAGCTAGCTCAGGTGGAGAAGTTTTAGGAACTGTTACATTGGCAGCAGGCGAAGTGGCTTATATAGAAAAAGCACCTTCAGATACATTATTAGGTGTTGCGACTTCATTAGCAGTTGGTGTTGCATATAGTAACTAGAGAATGGCTTATTCAAAACAGGTCGTAGAAAGGTTCGAATCTGTATTAAACAACCCTGAAAAACATGCGGTTGGAAGATTCGATCCAAAAGACCCTATGGTTGCAACAGGATTAGCTGGTGCTCCGGCCTGTGGAGATGTCATGAAATTAGATTTAAAACTAGATGATAATGATACTATTCTAGATGTTAAATTTAAAACTTATGGATGTGGTTCAGCAATTGCCTCATCTACAACTTTTGTTGAAATGCTTAAGGGTAAAACATTAGAAGAAGCTAAACTTATAAAAGATAAAGATATAGCTGAAATGTTAGAATTACCTCCAATAAAATTACATTGTTCTGTATTAGCTGAAGAAACCATTCGAACTGCAATAGAAGATTGGGAGAAGAAAACAGCACATAGGAAACATAATAATCCACCAAAGGATGATGATGTTCCTGATGGAAGGTGGAATTGGTATGGAATTAACGAATGAAGCAATTCAACAACTTATTAAGAGGACTGACTCAGAACGCAATATTATACGTGTTGGGGTCACTGGCGGTGGGTGCGCTGGTTTTGAATATATATTTGATTATGAATCCACAGTACAACCTGACGACCACGTGTACGATTACGGCAAATTCATCATTGTCATACACCCACTCTCCATGCCTTACTTATCTGAGGCAACCCTAGATTACCAAGTCCTTGGTATAAACGAACAGTTTAAAATCATAAATCCAGCCGAGAAATCGTCTTGTGGCTGTGGAGTTTCTATTCAATTTTAGCCCATCTGGCGAATCTTATATTATAAATAACTATGTATTATGGAAGATATATTAGAGTTATTAGGTGAAGTTGGTCTGCCAATTGGTGGAGCACTGATAGCCGGCTATTTTATATTTCTCGTAATGAAGCAATTACTTCAAGGATTAGTTGACGATATTAGTACTCTTAACGCATTTAGTAAAAGCTTAGAGAATAGAGCTCGAGCAATGAACAATGAGTTAATTAAAATAGATATGTTAGTATCGGCGGCTCTTGAGCTACGTCCAGATATTGAGAGAGTGGCAAGAGCTGAGAATTTTGTTGAAGATGGCAATATAGATTCTAGGAGAGACTGATGGATGTAAGTCAAAGCGATTATACTATCATATCAGTACTGGCAGAGTTTGGATTCGCAATGACCGCTGTCATAGGCCTGGGATATTTTATCTATTATATATGGAATTTCATAGGAAACGAAATCGATCCAAAAATAGAAGAAATGCACTTTCAACTAATTAGAGTAATCGACCAAGTAAGAATGCTCGATAATGATTTGATTCGTTTACAAGAAAAAGTAAATGTTATTTTAATGATGAAAGAAAATGAACGTTTAAAAAGGAGTGAAGATGTTAACGAAGAATGAAGAAAAAATTTATGATACTTTATTGAATTATAGATATGAACCTGTAAAAAGGGACACAATATGGAGAAAACTCTTTGGTGGTTTAGTAGCTATATTATTGATTGCTGTTGGTATATACTTTTTTATGTCACAACCATTATCAGCATAAGAAATAGTACATAAGGTCAAGAATCCGTCATTTAGTGGCCAAGGTACTGGAGCACATTATTTGACGATCGAAAACCAAGAATTTTCCAGAAAGAAAGCTATTGAAGAAGCTTTAGAAGCGGCTAGAAAAGCAGCCGAGAGAG